GAGAAGGGTATTGGTTCAGCGGTCGGCCGGGCCGCCAAAAAGGCGTTCGATCAGGCTCGCACCCCGGCGGTCATCCCCTACAACGACCTTTGCCCGGAAGCCAAAGAAGCCTACGACAACATTGAGGTTTTCGCCCGGAGGTATTTCGGGCTGATTCTCATGCCGTGGCAGGTTGAGGCTACGTCGAGGATCATGGAGCTACAAGCATCACCGCAGGAAGAATATGTGGTGATAAACGCCCCGCCCGGGTCCGGCAAGTCCACGTTTTTCACACGGATTCTGCCAGCGTGGGCGACGGTGCGGGACCGGACGATCCGCGGGATGATCGGTTCGCACACCAACCGGCTGGCCGAATGGTACACGCGACGGTTGAAAGGCGAGTTTGAGCGGTCGATTCCGGTCATGGCCGAAGCGAAAGACCTGAAACTCGGGTTGGCGTTGGACGCTGAGGTCACCCTGCTGGGCGATTACGGCCGGTTCAAGCCGGATGTGAAAGAAGTCTGGCGGGGCGACCAGTTCACCGTCGCCCAGGAAGGCAACATTCCCGTGTCGGAGAAGGAACCCACCTGGACTTGCTTCGGTGTGGACTCCGGTTTCCTCGGCGGCCGGTTCGACCTGATTATTTGGGACGACCTGTATGACCCTCGGAAGATGCGAACCGCTGAGGCCCGTGAGGATCTGAAACGCTGGTGGGATGAGGTGGCTGAAACCCGTTTGGAACCCGGCGGGCTGCTGGTGTTGCAGGGTCAGAGAATGGCCGGCGACGACATCTACCGGTATGCGTTGGACAAACAGGTCACATGGACGAAGACGAAGATTGGGAAGCAGATGTACCCGAGGAACTGAAACTAGGTGGCCGCCGCTACCACCACCTCGCCTACAAGGCCCACTACGAGGACCGGTGTGAGAAGAATCACCGGTTGGATGGTGACCCTTGGCCGGTCGGGTGCCTGTTGTATCCGAGGCGGTTGAACTGGAAGCAGCTTTCCCATGTGAAATCTCAAACCCCTGACCGGTACGCGGTGCTGTACCAGCAGGATGATGCCGACCCGGCGTCGGTGCTGGTGGACCCGGTGTGGATAAGCGGCGGTACCGGCGTGGACGGGGTTGAGCACCAGGGATGCTGGGACGCTGACCGTGACCTGTGGGAGTTGCCGAAGAACCTGCCGGGCGATGTGATTATTATTGCTACTGCTGATCCGTCGCCGTCGAAGTTTTGGGCGTTGCAGGTGTGGGCGTATGTGCCCGAATCGGGGTTCCGGTACTTGTTGGAGTCGTACCGGCAGAAAATGGACGCCCCGGCGTTTCTCGACTGGAACCAGGAGGAAGGGGTCTTCACCGGGATAGCTGAGGAATGGTGGCAGCGGTCAGCGGACATGGGCCGGCCGATCCAGTATTGGATTGTTGAAGCCAACGCGGCGCAGAAGTTCATTTTGCAGTACGACCATTTCCGACGCTGGTCAGCGAAAAGGGCTGTGAACCTGATCCCGCACTACACTCATTCTCGNAACAAGGGTGACCCTGATTACGGCGTTCAGATGCTCGCCCCCTTGTATCGGCATGGNCNGGTGCGTCTTCCGGGCAAGCAACGGACTGATGCGCGCCCTCATGCGCTACTCTTGGTGAACGAGGTTACAANATGGTCACCGGATGGTCATGGTTCCGCAACAGACGACTGTGTGATGGCCCAATGGTTTTTAGAACACAATCTTCCGAACATCAGTTTGCCTCGGGGGAATGTTACGTCGCTTTGGCGGCCGTCGTGGATAAAGGAGGCGAACAAGGTTGAAGTCGCCTGAGGAAATCGTCGGCCTGCTTCGGGAACGGGAATCGAACCTGGAGCCGTCGTTCGCTCGGATGCGTCGCGTCCGGGCCGCTTACGACGGTGACATCGTGGTTCCGCTCCCCGAGTTGGACGACAACGAACAGGTCGCCGTGGCGAACCTGCTCGCACAAGGGTTGGATCAGACCGCTATGCGGATCGCGTCGGTGATGCCCGATGTGGTGATGCCACCCACCAAGGACGATCAGAAGCAAGCTGAGAAGCGGGCCAGCACCCGTCGCCGCGCTGTGTTGGGCTGGTGGCAGCACAACCGTATGGACATCAAACTGTCCAAACGGGCCAGGCACATGCTCGGCTACGCGTCCTCGCCCGTTTCTCTCAGATACGACCCGAAGGCCGGCCTGCCGGTGTGGACGGTGCGCGACCCGTTGACGACGTTCCCCGCGCCCATGTTCGGCCCGGACGACATGGCCCCCTATGACACGATCTTCACCTACGAGCGGACTTTCTCCTGGTTGCAGGACAACTACCCGGAGGGCGCTGAGAAGATCCGGCATCAGGATGTTCAAGGCTCCGACCTGTACCAACTGGTCGAATACTGTGACCCGGAGGAAACGGTGCTGGTTGCTGTGGGCCGCGACCCGAGGGCGCAAACCACTTGGCACCGGCACGCTGATTATTCCCCGCCGTTAGCAGAGTTGGAACGCACGGTGAACCGAACCGGGGTGTGCCCCGTGGTGGTCGCCGGCCGGATCAACCTCGGTCAGCCGCAAGGCCAGTTCGATCAGATGCTCGGCATGTACCAGATGCAAGCCAAACTGATGGCGCTCGAAGTGCTGGCCGTTCAGAAGGGGATCTTCCCTGACACCTGGCTGGTTGCCAACCCGGGTGAGACACCGCAGATTGTCAACACCGCGAACGGGTTGACCGGCGAGGTCGGCGTGTTGAAGGGCGGCACGTTGCGTGACTCTGTGGTCAACCCGGGGTTTATGACCAACCCGACGATTGACCGTCTGGAACGGGCGCAAAGGTTGACGGCTGGCATCCCGGCAGAGTTCGGTGGCGAATCCGGGTCGAACATTCGCACCGGTCGGCGTGGCGAAGCGGTCCTGTCCGCGGTTGTGGACTTCCCCGTTCAGGAAGCGCGACGCATGTTGGCTGCTTCCCTGGAAATAGAAAACAAGCGGGCCATCGCGTTGATGAAAACGTATGCCGGCAACAGGCCGCAGTCGTTCTACGTCACCATGAAGGGCGCTAAGGGCGTTGTGGATTACACGCCGAACAAGGATTTCGACACGGACGACAACCGGGTCATGTTCTCCCACCCGGGGGCCGACATGAACGATCTGGTGATCGGGGCCGGTCAGCGAATCGGGATGGGCACCATGTCGAAACGGTCGTTCATGCAGATCGACCCGATGGTCGATGACGCTGAACACGAACACGACGCGGTGATTTCCGAATCGTTGGAACAGGCGTTGCTCGCCTCGTTGCAGACACAGGCAGCGCAGGGAGCGTTGCCGCCTAACGATCTTGCCCGCATCGCAGAGTTGGTGAGAACCGACCGGGCCGAACTGGCCGACGCGGTGCAGAAAGTCCAAGAAGAAGCTCAAAAACGCCAGGCATCTCAGGTGCCCCCGGGGTCGCCTGAACTTATGCCTGGTATCGCCCAGCCGGGTGCAGGTGCGGAGGCGCAGCCCGCGCAGGCTGCGGCTGGGCGTCCATCGTTGCGTGACCTGCTAGCACAGGTCGGCTAATGGNACGGAAAGGCAAAGGCCAGAAAGTTCAGGTTGCTCCCGGGCAGACGTATGGGAAGGGTGTAGCCCAAGAGGAATCACAGCAGGCGATCCCGTTGCATCGGGAACCTACGGCTGCGCCGCCGATGACCCCCGGCCAGTTCGGGCCTCCGACCCGGCCGTCGGAACGCCCGCGTGAAGCGTTGACCGCTGGTGCCCGTGTAGGCCCCGGTGTGGGTCCGCAACCCCCGGCCGCCCATCCCATCAGGCGGGAAGATCCGACACCACGGCTTCTTGCCGCTCTGCCATTATTGGAGGAACTTGCCGCAGCCCCGGGTGCGTCCCGCCAGGTTGTTCGCATGGTGACGCAGCTTCGGGCTGCTAGCGCGAACATGCAGCCGACCTTGCCGGTGTAGCCGTGAGTCTTCTGAGCCGAATCGAATCGGCGTGGGATAAGGGCATTGACCTCGTAACGGGTGGTGCCGACCGGGTTGGCGACATTTTCATACAGGGAACCAAGGTCACCGGGGATNTTGTTGGGTTGGGTGCCGATCTGGTAACCGCTCCGTTCACCGAAGACGAGTACGACGGGTTTCTCGACACGATCAAAGGCGCTGGTAGCAAACGGCTGCTTGGTTCCGAGGAATACGGCCTGGGCGCTCTCGGCCATGTGTTCGGCCCGCAAGGAACCTTCGGGTTGATGATCGGGGCGATACCCGAACCTGCCCGTGA